TGGATAGAGTAACCAGTAATTATTTAATACTATGTGCTGAGCCGTAATAGTTCATTAGTACATGATGGTGTCACAGAGAGTGGTCAACGGAGGATGCAGACACCCTTAATCCTCGCAGTACAGGAGACGTACCGAAAGGTTCGGAGACTGAGATACGTAAGCTGCACACATCCATGCAACGGATAAAAGCAAAGCAATAGGTAGTTTGTTAAAGTTAGGTTACTCTTATTAGGGTTCTGCTTTGCACCCTGTTGCAAATACCAGTAACTTAACTTTAAGGAATTATTTTGAAATATGAAATAGGTGAGAAATTTGGATTATTGACTGTTATAGACAATGAAAACCGCTATGTAACTACTGGCGGTTATTCGTATCTACGCTATAAATGCAAGTGTGATTGTGGAAAAGAAGTAATGGCTCGCAAATCAAATCTAAAGGGTAGTAAAGTAATTTCATGTGGATGTGTCCAGCGTGGCGCTGACGGGATTCTGCACAAAAGACATAATATGTATGGTACACCTATTTACCAGACTTGGTTTGCAATGAAATCAAGATGTTCAAATACTAGAGATGCTTTTGTATGTTCAGTTTATAAGGATCGGAATATAACTGTATGTGAGAAATGGTTATCTTTTAGTGGCTTCTTTGAGGATATGGGCAGCTCTCATGTAGAAGGGTACTCTATAGATAGGATTGATAATGATAAGGGGTACTTCAAGGATAATTGCAGGTGGGCGGATGGAACAACACAAGCTTATAATCAAAGAAAACAAGCTACAAATACATCTGGAAAGACAGGCGTCCACTGGGATAAGAAGTCAAATAAGTGGAGAGTTAAATTTACAATTCCTAGAACTAATAAAACAGTTGTATCTTGGTTTAGGTACTTATGGGATGCTGTAATTTACAGAATGCAACTAGAACAAGAACACTATGGTTACGTAAAGGAATAGTATGGTATTTAAAGCAACAAAAGATAATGGTGGTGTACCCGATGTGGCGATCAATCGTTCAGGCCGCATTAAGGGTACTTCTGAAATGAGCCGTAGAGCGATTAAGGACAGAGAGCTTATTTCACTTCTACGAAAGATCAAGCCTCATATGGCTGAGAGTATCATGACTGCTGCAAAGATTATGAAATCAGATAAAGCAGCGGATGCGAATAAACTCAAGGCTAGTGCTTTGCTTATCTCTGTTTATAAGGAACTTCTGAAAGATGCTTATGATGGTGATGATGAATCAGAAGGTACTGAGATTCAAAGTAATACACCTATTTTTAGTTTAAAGATTGTAGGAGAAGATAAGTCCAAGGACTAACGAAAGGATAACATGACTGAAAAACAAATCATTATTGGTCCTCGTTCCAAAAAACAAGAGATGTACATAAATGATGATTCAGATGTTGTCGTTTTTGGAGGTGGAGCCGGAAGTGGGAAGAGCTACCTTGGGGCTATGGACGTATTAAAACATTCATCCGACCCTAAGTTCAGATGTCTAGTGGTTCGAAGAATTTCACCACAGATTCATGGTCCAGGTGGTATTTTTGAGACATTCGTTAATCTTCATAGAGAAATCTATGGTAATACTTTAAAAATCAAGAAAAGAGATGGAATCTTAGAATACCCTGCTGGTGGTACTGTATCTTTCAGGCATTGTCAGTACGAAGAAGATAAACATTCTTTTCAGGGTTGGCAGTTATCAATGGCTTTACTAGATGAGGCTCAACAGTTAACACAATCTCAAGTAATCTACATTATGTCAAGGCTTCGCTCTGAAGCTGCGATGCGTCCTAAGATGCGTATGACATGTAATCCCGCTGGTAAAGGTCACTGGTTGACCAATTGGTTAGAGTGGTATCTACTTCCAAGTGGATTACCTGACCCTGACCGTTGTGGTGTCCGTCGATACTTCACAATGCGTGATAATGAAATGGTTTGGGGTGATACCGAAGAAGAACTAAAGAATCAGATTCCGGGTTGTTCTCCTTTGAGCTTCACATTCATCAATGCTAATGTGTACGATAATCCTGTACTCATGGAACGTCAACCAGAGTACGTAGCTTGGCTTGAAGGTCAAGATAGAGAAACTAAAGAAGCTCTATTGTACGGTAATTGGTACGTCACAAAGCAACACGAAGGTTACTTCAAGCGCAAGTGGTGCAAAATCGTAGATGACGCTCCTCACTTTGGTAAACGTGTACGTGGATTTGATATGGCAGGTAGTATCAAGGATGAAGTAAATAAAGACCCTGACTACACCGCTACTGTACTTATGAGTAAATCAAAGGAAGGTAGATACGTAATTGAACATGCTCACAGAATGCGCGAACGCTTCAATACCGTAGAACAGTACATTATTAAGTTATCAGAGAATGAACCACTTGATATTACTTACGTTATCCCTGTTGACAGTGGTAGTGCAGGTAAAGCTTATGCAGCTACTCTTCAGAAAGAACTAGCGGAACGCGGTAGACATGTGAAGTTACATCCAACTGGAAACAAAAGTAAGCTGATCCGATTTAGACCCATGGCATCTGTAGGAGAAGCTGGATATATTGATGCTGTTTCAGGGGACTGGAATGATTGGTTCTTTGACGAACTAGAACAGTTTCAGGGCGATGGTAAACAACACGATGATGGTCTTGATGCTGCTGTATCTGCTTTCTGGTACTTAAATCAAGGTAATCAATTACCTGATTTTTCTTTAGGTAGTTTTGGTACAACAGTTATTCCAACTTCAGCGACTGTAAACTTCAACAGTAGTTCACTCCCTCTGCAATCATTCCAATCCTTACCTTCGTTTAATTTCTAATTGAACCCAAGTACCTAAATAAAACATAAGGAGCCCTATGGCAACAAAGAAATCAATAATCAATGAAACGCCAGATAGGTTCAAAATGTCCGAGATGGGTTATTTAGGACTGTCAGTTTTTGGTGGCGTTTCAACCGAAGAAATCAAAAGAGAACTTAACTTTCCTCATAGTATTAAGACGTTCCGGGCGATGTCGCATCACAGTGCTATCAATTCTGCTTTGACCCTCTTTGATAATATCATTGGCAAAGCTACATGGTCTGTAGTTCCACCAAAGGATGCTACTGAAGAAGAGAAGATGCAGTGCAAAGCCATTGAAGATATGATGGATGATATGGAAGGTACATGGCCTGAGTTTATTCGTGATGTGCTCTCAATGAATCTCTATGGATTCTCAGTGCATGAGAAAGTATATCGCAAGCGTTACCGCAGTAATGGCTCTAAGTTCAATGATGGTATTATTGGATGGAAGAAACTACCTATTCGTTCTCAAGAGAGTATTGAAAAGTTCATTTTTAGTGATGATGGTAATGAAATCATTGGTGTAAAGCAGAACCTTTCAGGTATTGATGATAACTACAATAGGTTCAGTTCAAGAATTAACAAAGAGGTTATTCTTCCTACAAGTAAGATTCTTTTATTTCGTTCAGGTAAACACAGAGGTGACCCATTTGGTAAATCACCACTTCGGGATGCTTACTTAGCATGGCGATTCCTTACAGCGCTTGAGGATTTAGAAGCAACTTCAGTATCTAAGGATGTATCAGGAATTCCAGTTCTGAGTATTCCTCCGCAGTACCTAAGCGAAGATGCAAGTCCAAGTCAAAAGGCAATCAAGACTTACTACGAGAACGCTATGCGTAACTTGCAGATGAATCAACAAGCAGCTTTGATTTTACCAAATGTGTACGATGAAGTATCTAAACAGAGTTTATTTAAACTTGAACTACTCAGTATGGACGGCAAAAAAGCCTTCGATTTGAATAAGATCAAGGACTACTACAAGAACTTAATCGTAACAAGTCTCTTCAGTGAAATTAGTTCAATGGGTCAGACTCAAGTTGGTTCTTTTGCTTTAGGTTCTCTCAAAAATAGTATGACTGGTATGGCTGCTGAGACAATGATTAAAATTATTGCTGAAGTTCTTAACCGTGATCTTATGAGACAGACGTATGAAATCAATAATTGGAATTTAGAGCGCATGGGTACTCTTGATTTTGATGGATTAGATACGACTGACTTGGAATCGACTAGCAAAGCGTTTCAACGATACTCCAGCACAGGGTTACTTGAGCTTGATCGTGAAGTACTTAACTCAGTTCGTAATTCACTTGGAATTGATGAACTACCGCTTGATATGGAAGTTCAGACAGATATTCTTACAGGGAATACTTCTAGATCGGGTGATGGCCTAGCTACTGCTGGTGAAGGTACAGCTACTACCCCTAGTGGTAGTGATACAAGTTCAAACAACACCGAGAATGTTGGTTAATAGAAATTAAGTAGGAGTGGTCATGGAAAGTGCAAACGCGGTTGCCAAATACATCATTAAATTTTTTCAGGAAGCGGGCGATCCGGTTACCAATCTCAAGCTGCAAAAGCTTCTTTATTACGTGCAGGGTTGGCATTTGGCATTGCGGGGGAGCCCTGCTTTCAATGATCGATTGGAGGCATGGGTGCATGGTCCGGTGCAGCCTGGTGTTTACGGGTCTTACAAGTCCAACCGTTGGAATCCAATTGTGGAAGAAACCACAGCTCCAACATTTGCGCCTGAGTTCAAGCAACTGGTTGACGAAGTTATTGCGGTGTACGGCACTGAGTCCGGTTATGAATTAGAGCGCCGCACGCATACAGAAGCACCGTGGATTGATGCCAGGGGTGGCATCCCAGCAGATCAAGACTGCTCAAATATCATTGGGAATGACTCAATTAAGCTATTCTTCAAATCGCTGGTCAAGCATTGAAAGGGGTTAACAAGGGCCAGTAGAAGTACTCATTGATTTAAAATAAATAGATAAATAACAGATTAATACTAAGGAATAATATGCCAATCAAACCAATTAAAGAAGTCTACACAGACGTAGGTGGGAATACAACAGTAGAGTACAGTGACGATAGTACTCGTAAATTTAATGTAGAGGATGTTGTGACGGCTAGTACTAATGCTGCTACTGGAGGTGTTAGTTTATTGTCAGGTAATACATCTGTTCTGAATACCCCTGCGTTTGCAAGGGATTGGATGCTTGAGTCTCCAAAGGTATCAATCTCCCATTACCTTAATTATACCCCGACAATCTATTTTGATCCAAGCTATACTGGAACCGTATTCCTTGGGACAAAGGTAAAGCCATATAATACTCTTGCTCAAGTTGCTCTGGCGTGCAGTGGTAATATGTCAGGACAGGTTCTAGGTATCCGCGCAGGAACCAAGGTTCTCGGAGCATTGAGTCTTGCTTGCTATGGTAGTGTCAGTAATCCTTTCGTCATTACTCGATATGGCAGTGGCTCAGCACCTGTATTCTCTGGAGAGTTAATGTCTACAGCGTGGTCTACGTATAGTGGGGATACCAGAATTTGGAAGCTTGTAGGGTTATCAAATGCAACGGACGTTTTTGTACCGTCTTCCCCAAACTATTCAAGACTCTACCCTGTAAACGGTGCTAATCTCGCCGCGAAGATTGCTGCAATGGTCGCGTATATTACCAATCCAGTTGCAAATACTATGGGTGTTTGTGCCTATGACTCTGGTGTTTCATATTGCTATCTGAATAGCGGTAATAGTCCAGTAGCTGACGGAGCGGTGGTTCCAATTGTTGCAACGCCTGTAAAAATAGTTTATCCAAATGCTGATGGGTCTGGAGGAATTATTATCTCAGGGATTGAAAGTATATTTTCCATTGACTCTGCAATAAGTATTACACCAGCAGCAACAACTGGAATAGGGTCGCTTGCTCCTGCTGTGGTTGTTGGATGCCGCGCGGCGTATGCTGGTTCTAAACTGATGGCTATTCAGTCCGGTGCATTTGGCGCATTTGACGGAATACTTGTCAATGGAGTCAGTAAGGATTTACGTTTTTTAAATAGCTATATTGCATTAAATCAGATAGATGAGTGTGTAAATAATGCAGTGGAAATAAATAGTCACTCATCTACAGTTATTGAGAGAAACATATCATCAGGTATCGGTGGAAACTCAGTAGCCGAATTGTTTGCCGCTTGTTCAAGCTGTGTTGTAAGATTTAACCGTGGGGTTGGCGCTGTCATTTCTAACTCAATGACACCTGGAGTTAATTATGCAGGTTGCGGAATATGGGTGGCACCTTATGCAGATATTGCAGGGATTACCTACGATAATACAGCATCTGTAGGAAATGTCTTTGAATATAACTACATTCAAGACGCAGCAGCGTACAGTATCCTTTTGTCAGGACAAAATAATGTAGCTCGACAAAATACAATGGCGCACTTGACACTACAGCCATCTGGTACTGTTTTTCAGCGTGCAGCAGGTGGGGCAACGGCCACTGGTAACTCATTCCTGCAAAACATTTGCTATCAAGGAACGAGCCGCTACACACTGTTTTTCAGGATTGCATACACCGGAAACGATGCAAGTACACCTATCCCGACAATGAATAGAAACGCTTACATCAGGTCTGATGGTGTAACGGGTAGTATGCAATGGGATAACGGCGCAAGTAATTATTACAACTTGGCAACTTGGCGCACAGCAACAAGTCAAGAGACTAATTCAGTGGCAAATGATGCAGTCACACCAAGTTATCTACATGGATTATCTTCGGCACAAAGTAACTTGAATAGTACTCAAATAAACATTGTTATTTCATCAAGCTCTGCACTACGTGGAATTGGCTCTAAATTGTCTTCAGCCACTGTTGATATTGATGGAAACCCTGTTGGCTCAACAGCTACATCTCTAGGAAATTGGCAAGGGTAAAATTTAAACACCTGAGAACTGCTAATATAAGAAATGCTTCACAACAAAAGGAACACTATGACTTGGAAAATTACTGATTTACCACTTAGCATTCAGAACAAACCAAGTCATATTCTCCAAGAGGGTCTTGTAGCAGCCAATACAGCGCTCTCTAAGGGCTTATCAAGCGATGAGGCTACATTCGTATGCCTTCAACGAATAAAGAGCTTAGAGGGGCGTTTAAAGCCCTCTGTAGCACCTTCTAGGGTTATTCCAGAGCACGTTCAGCAGTTACTCAAGGCTAAAGTACAAGAACCAGTAGTACAAGCTAGCATTCAGCATCAATTCCTTGGTAAGAATGCATTGCCTACTGATACATCAAGAAGTCTAGTTAACGCTGAGTTCAATAAAAAGAATCAGCTAGTACTAACATTCGATACAGGTGAAGTGATCACTACCCGCCCTGTAGAAACAGATGGTGATATTCAGCAAGCTATTACTGTAGCAGTTAATCCAGTGTTTGATTACATCCGTTTCAATACTCAACTAGATCAAGATATTCCGCATGAAGAAGGGTTGATATTCTACGATAGTAAGGATC